ACAGCGCCAACATAACCGATTTGCCAGTTTGGTAATGTAGATTCAAAACCAGTAAATACAAAAGAACCTTGATCGTGGATATAAAGGTTTAAGTAGTTACTGTTGATGAAGTACATGATACCTTCAGGACAGTATGGATCTGGATAAACAGGAACACCAGCGACCATCAAAGCACGGAAAGCTGCTTGAGGACCGTTAGAATCGCCATCAAAAGCGTTTCCTGGGGTAATAACGTATTGCTCTTGACCTACGTAGTCTTGTGCTAACAAAGTCCATGTACCAAAACCGCAAACGGCAAAGGTAGGAACTTCAGCACCTTTTTTCACAGTACCAGAAATGTACTGCAATACGTTTTGACGTGTTGGGTTTACAGAACCTGCTGCATAACGAGTGGATTTCCACCAAGCGTATGTAGAGCGGTTAATGTTACCGTAAGTAGCTAAGTTTGTACCATCATCAATAGCGCCTGGCAAGCCAATAAACTGTTGTGTGTTGGTGTAGTTAGTGTAAAGCGCAGTAGCCATTGCATCCATCATTACGTTGGTCGCATCGTTCATACGAGCTTCAATCAATGGAATAATGGCGTAATCTTGCTGAACTGCACCTTCCATACCTAAGAAAGGTACTGGGGCAATCATTAACTTTAAATTAAATTCAGCGTTAAATGCACCTTGCTGAACTGCTGGCTGGTTAAAAGAACCAGAGTAGTCAGACCACTGTGCGTTAACAAACTGAGCGCCTTGAACTGGCACGGTAACTTGGGACACACCGCCTGATGCTTGTTGACTGTTTGCAATCAAAGCAGCCATCAAAGGTGTGCTGTTGTAAAGCTGTACGACCAGCTTAGGGATAAACGCTCTACGAGTTACGTAAGTTAACTCATTATACTGCGATGAACCCGAGGCTGGAACAATTCCTCCGCCTATTGGCATAATAAACTCCTAAAGTAAATATCCCCTATTTACTACTTATTTAAAACCGATAGGTCTTGAGTTTTGTTTGCTCATTTCCATCAGCGCTTTTTGTGCTTCATCTCTAGCGCCCATTACTGGGTTCTTCCAATACTTTTCAAGGTTAAACTTATTCATTGGGCTAGAGCTGTATCCCATTGGAGTTGGCGTTGCTGCTTGCTTCATCCAATCAAAATATTGAGCTGCTGTTTCGTGATTAGTAACGCCTTGTTCAAGCATTACTTTTTCGATTTCAGCAATTTCTTCTTCGCTACGACCTAATTTTGCTCTGCGCTTGTTTAGTTCTTCAACTGCATCACGCTCACGTAACTTAGATTCTAAAGCCATTACTCTTTGTTCGGCATCATTAACTTTAGAGTTAGTGTATTCCTCAATGTCGAGTTCTGGCACTGAAAGCTCAGGGCGAACCTTTTTGGTCATACGTAAAAATTCTTTACGTGTGTTTGGATTGTCAGACAATTGCTTGGCTAACAATGCCAGTTCATCACGTTGTTCTAATGAAAGATCTTCTAAAGACATAATTTATCCCCTTTTTCTTTAGATAACTTTTTTAGTGTCACCAGGATGGCTCATAGTCATCATGTTCTTAAAACCTGCTTTAGAAGCAGAAGTTAAGCCACCAAACTGTGAGAAACGAGGTGTGTTAATAACTTGACCATTTTTTTGGTTGTTATCAGTAGGTCTGCGAGGTAATGCAGAGCCACGTGGTTTAAAGAGTTCCATGATAATTCCTTATTGTGGAGTTGCGGAAGGCATACCACCTGGCATACCACCAGGAGGAGGAGGCATACCGCCACCACCGCCAGGAGGCATTGGAGGAGGCATACCGCCAGGTGACATACCTGGGATTTGTGGCGCTTGTTGCATTGCTTTGCCTTCAGCCGTTGCGCCACCAGCTTGAGGTAATGTTTGAAGCATTTGCATAATTTCGGTAGGCTGAAGTTCATTAACTTTAGACTTCTTAGGACCGATGATTCCTGTCATAGTGCGAATGGCTGCTAGGAGCTTTTGTCCTTCAGGAGATTCGCTTCCCAAAGCAGGAAGTGCTTGTTCAAGTAAGTCCATTGCCATCGAAATGTTAATCATTGAGGCTTCCCGATTACCCATCTTAGGTTCAGGGGTGGACATTGGTGATCCCATTGGGGGAGCAGAAGTATCGGAAATATTACCAGCGCCTTCTGGAGCTGGCGGAATACCAGCAGGTGTAGCCCCATCTTTTTGGGACTTAATCATTTGCATTAGTTGGTCTGACGGTACGCCCATACATTTTCCTATGAATTTACGCTTACTGTAATCTTAAACTATTAAAAGTCAAGTGGGGGGTATTATTTTTGATTCCCTCCCCCCAAGGGAGGTTTATTCGGTCAAGTCCGAAATAATCCTGTTAGGGATTACTTACGACCTTTACGACCTTTACGCTTAGAACGTGCCATGTTAATGACTCCTCTTAGAGCGGTCACCTATTTCAAAGGGAAGGCAGCCACACCCTTTTCTCCCGTGAAGGAAAACTATTAACGGCGTGATTTACGTGATTTTTTATGGCTCTTACGCATTTTAATCTCCAATTAAGCTATCCCCTAACTGAACGACCTAGATCCCTAGTTTTAGATGATCTATCAAAACTTTTTACACCTTGTACACGATACTGCAAATTTGTTGGCTTCGCATCTCTTTTCAAAGATTCAGTAGTTACCCTTGGTTGATCCGCTTTAGGTGCTACGCTTGATCTTGCCATTATCCGACCTCTGGTTCTTTCTTGCCTTTGGGCGCAGGAGCTTGTTGTTTAGGTTGCGATGCTTCCATTTTCTCTCTGCGTTTCAGTTTATCTTTAAGCAATTGTTTCATTGGTGGTTCTGTTAAGTCAAGCAATGATTCAGCATCAATTGCTTTGGCTTTAAACAGATTAAACGCTAATTGTTTTAAATCTTCTGTAAATATTGGGCTATTTGAGTGAGCATCTACTTTGACTACGTAATCTTTAGTAAATTGCTCGGCAATAAAGGCTTTACCATCTTCATCTTTAAAGTGAGTGTCATCATATGCTTGCAATAGTTTGAGATATAAGGTTGCTACCTTTTCCAAACTATCTTCCACAATCAAAGCCCGTTTTTTTGCTCTTGAACTACCAAGACGAGCTAATTGGCTGGCATGACCTTGGCTTCTTACGCCTGATTCACCTTTACCACTTAATACGTTGCTAATACCTGATACTTCAGCAAACATATTGTCAATTTCATGGATTACTTCAAATAGATCAGGTGGCATTTCAGGTGCAAGACGATCTACTTTACCGCCAGGCATATCTGAAGCAATCAACGATCCAGCACGTTGCATAGCAAAGTATTTTTCATCCGTAATACCGCTAAAGCCACTAAACGCTGTTGGTGGTGCTACTTGTTTAGATAACAAGTCCAATATTTCTACCATGCGAGTATTGCGTAACTCTTGTAACAAAATCAACTGCTGCGCTTCTGAAGCACCCCAGTAGTAATCAGGCAATGGGTTAGGGGTGATCTGTACAAAAGGACACTCGCCTTTTAGGAACAGGCTTGAACCAGGTCTGTCATAAACAATGATGTCAGGAGCAGCCATTGTGACTACTTGATAGTCCTCAGTGTCATCATTCCACACCCACAACTCAGTCATTTCAACTGTATCTTCAGCTACTTGCGCTTTGTAACGATTCATTCCATACAAATCTAGGTTAATGTTTCCGTAGATTGTTGGATTGGTTTGACTCATCACAATACGGTTAACCGCATCGGGAATTTCTGAATCATTTGTTTTTGTGCCTGAAGTAATGCGTGAAACAATCTGCTCACGCTTTGGATGGGAATACAGACGGGCATATAGCTCCGACTTAGTAATGTAGTAAGTTTGTGTAATGGCTTCTTGCCTGTCTGTATATGGGGTATCCTCACGCAACACGCCAATAGATGACGGTTCAATCATGTAAGGATGAATACCTTTGTTGTACACCAGTTTAATAAAGGTGGTGTTGTACACAAGCGCCCATGTCAGTGCAGTAGAAAACACTTGATCTGCATTAGAGTTAAGCCACTCATCATTGAGGGCTTGGGTTAATGTTGGTGCTTTGTGATGTTCGGCTGGATGCACCGATGCGCCTAGCGCAATAGAAAACCTAGTGGTTTCCGCTGAATATAAAAATGAAGTTAACTGATCTAAGTGCGGATGAATTTTATTAAAGTACGCTGGCGGTTGTTCTGGACCAGCGCCAAATAAATAATATGCTCTTAGTGTTGTGTAATCACCTTTCCTAGATTCTTTGGACACCATACATTTGTTGATGATGTCCAAATATAGTTCTTCTCTAGCTTCGGGTGATGACGGTATTTTCATTTTTTAATTTTCAGGTTATCTGGATCTGGCATATAACTTGCTGTTCTAGGTCCTGAGTTTATACCAGCCTGTTGTGGTGTCAAGCCTACTTGCTCGCCCATCACCGACTTGCCAAACCTACCAGCAAGAATGGATTGCATATTCATACCGTTTTGTCCACCGCCCCAGACCGCTGCATCGCCTGGGCGACTTTCTTTTGGCGCTTCTTGAGTGGGAACTGGTTTAATTTTGTCTTTGTTTCCTCTTTTACGAGTGGCATATTTTTCTGCGTCTGCGTAATCTTTTTCTTTGAACTTGTTTTTACGGGTAAGGTAACCTGCTTGGTTTTCGCCTTCACGGGTGCTTTTGATGTCGGACATATCAAACTCGATTGCAAGTTGTTTTGTGGACTTATCTGTGAACTTGGTTTTTTGGCTGATAAGGTTAGGAGCTTGCAAAAATACGACCATAACTTCTTCATGACATCCTTTCATGGGGCATTTAGCCTCCCTAGATTCAAAATATCCGTGCTTTGCACAGTGAAAATCATTTACAACTGCCATTGTTATCTCCCCTTCAATTGTTCGTCAAGTGTTAAAACAGAATAATCAGACCTATTGGTAATACCTACCTTAATCTTAATCTCTCCATTAACTAAGTGCAATCCCGTAGTTTTTTTCAATACAGGCTTAGGTTCTTTGCGATATTGGACAAATCTTGATGTATCTCGGTTTTGCATGATGGCTACTTCGCCATTTACCCACTCTTTGTAGGCTTTACTGATCCTTCTTTGCATATATTCGGTCAATGGCTCTGACTCATCTAAAAAAACATCCCGTATATGCGCTTCTGATACCCCAGCTAAGTCAGCAAACAAATGGATAGATATTCCACGATCCTTGTCTTGCAAAAATCGTTTGATAATCCGTTTAAGTTCCATTTTTGGTATTGCAGACCTCATTTACCGTAAACTCCGATTCTTTTTAAGTAATCGCTTACATTTCTACCTACGGTAAGCTGCTCTGGCGTAAAGTCATCTTGCATCCTTGACATGGGGCGAGTAAGCCTAGCGGTAATCAATCTTGGCTGTACCTGTTCTGCATAAGCAGCACAAGCTAGAGCGGTAGCAATCACCCTATCATCTTTATTTCGACCTGAAGCCTCAATAGAGCTGCCGTCACGGATAGTGGTTTTCATTTCTTCAATGGTATCCATATCCCAAATATCCATCATCCCACGTTCAAAGTAATCCTTCATGTAAGTCAGCATCCGCTCTTTGGTTGCTGCCGTAGTCATCCAGCCAATAGAGTTTGATACCCCGCCAAGGGTATCGTTCCTACGCCAAATGTAGTTTTGCATATTGCCGTACAC